CAAGAGATAATTTTGCTGTAAGACAGCACTTGAAATATGTGGAAATGTATTCTTTAGAAGAAGGCTATAAAGCTCTTACATTTGAAGATACTGTACTGATAAGGGAAGAACTCGCACCACTTATTTTACCTGAAGATGATGAAATCAGTGCAGTTCGTTTCGATGCGCTAATGTATGGAATAGAACTTGCATGCCTGGCAGGTAAATCATATAAGAGATTCGTTACTGATTTAAAGAGAAATGTGAAAAAACTTGCAAATATTGCAAACATTACAGAGATAAATGAGCAATCAGATCTTATAGGAGATATTTTACATACGGATTATATAGTAGACTGTGGTGTAAATGAGTTTGAGAGAATCAGAGAAAAGCTTCGTGATCTTATGAAATATATTCCTAAGGGAGAAACAGTAGCAAAAGAAACAATAACTATTGATAATGCTACTGGAAACACTTCTTTATATGCAGTGAGATTTGGAGAAGATGCTTTATCAGTTGCATCTCCATCTTCTGGAAAAATAATTGATGTAATTGCCCCTGACTTCAATGTAGCTTCTGAACAAGCAAGAGGACTTGTTGAATTAAGAGGAGTGCCTATTCTAAAATCTTCAAGATCTTGTGGAGTATCAAGAAACATAAAAGTACAATAATAGGAGGTAAAATATGTTTATAATAAAAACTAAAAATGAAAGCTATACTGGAGAAATATCTGGTGTAGCTTTTTTAAATGGGATAGCAAAAGTTAAAGACCTATCAACAACTGATATTGAATGGTTTAAATCTTATGGACATACAGTAGAAGAAACAATAGAAGAAGTTACTACTGAAGAAACAAATGTTGAAGAAGCAAAAACAGAAGAAGTTAGTAAAAATAAAAAAGGGAAATAATTATGATAGATATTATTGAAGATAAAGAAAAGATTATACAAGACTTAAAAAATATATTGCTTGGATATAATTATACTTTACAAGATGATGATAAACTATTTGATATTATTTTACCTAAAAACTTACAAAATCTTAAAAATCTATTAAACAGAGAAGAAGTGCCAAATGAATTATACTATGTATTTCTATGTAGATGTGTAGGTGATTTTCTTAACACCAAATATTCCACAAATACTTTGAATATAGATACTCTTAACTTTGAGCCAATGTTAGCCTCACTTACAGAGGGTGGAGTTTCTATGAGTTTTAAGGGTAATACTAATCAAGAAACTTTTTCAAATGTAATACAAGGACTAATAAACTATGGAAAGCAAGAAATATATAGATATAGATTTGTGGGGTGGTAATTATGTTTGATTATGCTAGGAAAATACTAGAAAAAACATACACTGGAAAATGTAATATATATGGTACTGAACTATTTACAGATGAAAATGGAATAACAGATGAAAGAGAAGGGGTATTAGTTAAATCTGATATCCCTTGTTTCTTATCGTATGAAAGTAATCCTGTAGCAATTCAAGGGGATTATGGAGTAGCAACATCTGTAATAAAATTATTTTTAAGTCCAGATATAGAAATTTCTCTAAATTCTGATATTGAAATAACTCAAAATGGAATCACAAAGAAGTATAAACATAGTGGAGAAGTAGCAATGTATAAAACACATCAGGAAATTACTTTAGTTAGTGAAAGGAAAGCCTAATGAAATTAAATATTGATCTTTCTGAATTTAAAAGATTTACTGAGAAAAATGTAAAGCAATTAAAAGAAAACTATGATAAAGCTATTGATGATTCTTTGAATGAGTTAGGTGGAAGGTTATTAAATAAAGTCATAAGAAAAACTCCTGTTGGAAAAAGTATAAAAGGTTTTAAATACTTTGGAAATAAAACAGGAGAGCTTGTAAGATATACAAAAGGTAAAAATAAAGGCAAGTATAAAACTAAAACTGTTATTAATCACATAGGTGGAAATTTAAGAAGAAGTTGGTATGTATCTAAACTTATAAAAAGTAATGATAAAAGGTTTATTACTCTTTATAATGTAGCAAGATATGCTATTTATGTAGAATATGGGCATAGACAAACACCAGGTAGATTTGTACCAGCTATTGGGAAAAAGTTAAAAGCTAATTGGGTTAAAGGTAGGTTTATGATGACTAATTCAGTAACTGAAATTAATAAAATTAGGCAAGCAGTATTTAATAGGAATTTAGCTAAATATATGGAGGATAAGGAGTAATGAAAGTTTTAAATAATATAGCAAAAGCTATTACAAAAAATTATCCTGATAAAAAAATAAATATCAATGATATAACACAAGGCTTTGAAACTCATAGCTTTACATTACAATTAGTAAATCATAGAGATACTACAATAGCAGGAGTTAAATTTAATAAAGTTTATACTGTTGATGTTATTTATCATGGAGAGAAGGATAAAGATATATTCCAAGTGGCAGATGAATTAATTGATAAAATCACTCTTGATATTAAGGATTTTAAAATTTTAAATTATGAAATTGAAATAATTGAAAAAGAAGCTCATACAATTGTTGAATTAATGGAGTGTAATATCAAAAAAGTTAATTTAGAAGATGATAACTCATTCTATTCTAAATTGAAAAAGGCAGTTGAAAAGATAAGTCAAAAAAAATGTGATTTCATTAATACGGACCTTACAGGAGTAGATTTAAAAAAAGGAATATTTATAATTCAACCTCAAGAATTAAGTGCAGAAACAATTAGTATTAATCATAAAAAGCAATATGATAGAACTATAAATCTAATTTATCTTGAGGATAATTATTTTAATATAATGCCATCTATTAGTTGGTTTGAAGAACAAATGAAGTTGCTATGTGAAGATTTGGAATTAAGAAAAAGTTATATAAATATGGATTACTCAGTAAGTTTTAATTATGGTAATGATGATGAAATTTATAGTGCAATAGTTAATATTAATGCTGAATTAATTGTGAAAGAGAGGTAAAAAATGGATATACAATTTTTAGTTGGAAAACAAACTGCAGAAGGGACTGCTAAATTAACTGGATTAAATCAATTAGATTGTACAAATTATGGTGTAGTACCTAAAGTAAATAAAACAACAAGTAAAGCAATAGGTGCTGGAAGATGGGAAAGAGATGGATTTGTATCAAAAGTTGAAGTCAATGGAGATTTAACTATTGAAGCAACGACAGGGCAATTAGAAATATTATTAGAAGGTGCAGGATTTAAAGGAACAAAAAGTGGAAAAAACCAAGACTTTTTACCTGGACCATTCGATAATTTCTTAACACTTATTTCAAATAATATTGAAGATGACATAGCAGAATATGCTCAAGATTGTTTAGTATCTAGCTTAAAGATAAGCACTCAAATGGAAGCATTTGTAAACGTAACTGCTAATATTCTAGGTAAAGAACACAAGGTACTAAATAATAAAATAAATGCTACTCCTGTTGCATTAAAAGGAGAATCATTAATTTGCTTAGGGGCTATTATAAAAGAAACTTCAACAGATATGACTGCAAAAATAGAATCAATAGATATAAATATTGATAATAAACTTGAAGGAAAAGGGGCTTTAAATACAGTCTATACAACTAAAATTAGACAAGCTGATAGAGGAACAGTTGGGCTTAATTTAACTTTCAATAGTTTTGATAAAGATAGTTATAAAAGTGCTTATGAAATGCTAAGAAAAAATACATCTTATGTTGTAGAAGTTACTTTAGCAGAAACAACAGATCCAACAAAAATAGTTAAATTAGAATTTCCAAATGTAAAAGTTTCAAATGTGGAAGCAACTAATTTAGATGGTGCTGGTGGAATGACAAAAGAATTAACTGCTTATTATGATAAAGCATCACAAACACCAGTTAAAATAACATTTGAAAATTACCATGATGCGTAAGGAGTAGGAAATGAAAAAAGAAAAAACAGAGGATATAAAAGAACCTATTGAAGAAAAGAAAGTTAGTTATATAGTTAACTATGGGAAAGATGGAGATATTATAGCAGTTGAAACAGTAGGAACATTTAGAAATATGATGAATTTCTATAATAAACCACGTGAAACTGTTAGAGTTTTATCAGATGCAAAAGCTTTTGAAACTGTCAAAATTCACTATACTTTTGAAGAAATGCCAGAATTTGAATTATTATTGGCACAAACTTTAAAGATTACTTTAGAGAACAAAGAAGTAGATAAAACAGCTGAAAATTTAATGAAATTCTTTGATAAAGAGCCTCATACTTTTCAAAAAATATTAGATGAAATAATGAAAAACTCTGAAAATAGGGGTTTCAAGATATAGAACAAGTCTATTATAAGGCTTGTTCTTTTTATATGAGAGGACACAAGGCAGCCAATAAGGATAAATATCAAAAAATAATTAATGATATTCATAGGTATAATATGTACTTTGAAACTAAAGGTATGGATAGTTCTTATTATTATATTCATAGATTACCATTAGATAAAGGTTATGATGATCATCCTTATTGGCTTATTGAAAAAATCAATTTTATCTTAAGAGTAACAAATAAAATTTATTCAGAAATGAGAAAAAGGAGAAGTTAATATGAGTGATAAGAAATTAAAGACAGTTATAGAAGTTGTTGATAAGTATTCAAAAGAATTAAAAGACTTCTCTAAAAAAATAAATGAAACAAATGATGAGTTAAAGAAACTACAAGATAATTTTGGAAAAGGTAGTGATGGAGCTAAAAAGTTATCTGATTCATTAGGAATGATAAAAAAAGTTGGAGTAGCTGCAGCAGTTTTATATGTTGGAAATAAAATAAAAGATCTGGGAAAGTTTGCAATAGAAAGTGCTTCTAAAATGGATGAACTAGCAAATGTTACTCAACAAGTTTTTGAAAGTTCTACAAAAGAAATTGAACAATGGGCGAGAACTATTGATAAGGAAGTAGGTAGAAGTATTTACCAAATGCAAAATTTTGCTAGTGTATATGGTTCAATGTTTAAAGGTGCAGGATTTGATACTTCATTTTTTAAACAAATATCTAAGGATTTAGCAACTTTCACTGCTGACTTTTCTTCTTTCTTTAATGTTACTGATGATGAAGCTTTTACAGCAATAAAAGGAGCATTAACAGGAGAAACAGAAGCATTAAAAAGATATGGATTAATTTTAAATGATACTACTATGGCGGAATATGCTTTATCTAAAGGTATAAAAGAAAAATGGCAAGAATTAGATACAGCAACAAAAATGCAACTAAGATATAATAAGTTAATGGAAATGACTACATACATTCAAGGGGATGCTAGTAGAACTATTGATGGATATGCTAACTCATTAAAGAAAGCAGAAGGATTAATAGATAATATTGCAACAGCTATGGGGCAAAAACTGTTACCATTTGCTACTAAAGTTGTTCATATGTTTAATGGAATAGCTGAAGCTGTTGATGATATGCTTAGCAAAAAATCAAGTACAGATTATATATTTGATTTCGCAATGGA